GAAATATATTTCTGATCCTGTCAAAGAAAAAATAGAAGCCGAAGCTAGGCGTCTAAACTTTTTACCTCGTGGTAATGAATTGCCTCTTGGTTAAAAACCTCTTGACACCAGAGGTTAAATGGTGTACTATATACACTTACATTATGAATAAAGTGGATAATCTGAAAATTAAAATACACTGTAATACTAAGGAAATACAATATGTCGTTTGAAAATCTAAAACGTTCCAAAGGGAACTCCATTGCTAAACTCGTATCCGCTGCTGGCGGTGAGTCTGGTCCTACCGAAAAGAAATCCTATGTAGATGAGCGCATCTGGAAACCTACTGTTGATAAAGCAGGCAATGGTTATGCAGTACTGCGGTTTCTACCTGCTGCTGAAGGTAATGATTTGCCTTGGGTACGCTACTGGGATCATGGCTTTAAAGGTCCTACGGGGCAATGGTACATCGAGAAGTCTTTGACTTCAATCGGGCAACAAGATCCAGTCTCAGAGTCTAACTCTAAGCTCTGGAACTCTGGTGATGATCGTGATAAGGATATCGCTCGTGAACGTAAGCGTAGGTTACACTATGTCTCCAACGTCTTGGTAGAGAGCGATCCAAGCAATCCTGCTAATGAAGGGCAAGTGTTCTTGTTCGTCTATGGTAAGAAAATCTTTGATAAGATCATGGATGTAATGCAACCACAATTTCAGGATGAAGATCCTGTCAACCCATTTGATTTCTGGGAAGGTGCTTCTTTTAAACTGAAGATCCGAAATGTGGAAGGCTATCGCAACTATGATAAGTCAGAGTTTGCTTCACCAGCCGCGTTGTCTGAGTCTGATGCTGAATTAGAAGAGATCTATGATCGCATCTATGATATCTCTGAGTTTAGTGATCCAGCAAGCTACAAGACTTATGATGAGTTGTCTGCACGATTAGCTCTGGTACTCGGGCAAGTAGCCTCACCGCAACGTGCTGACTTGGCGTTTGCATCTGAACCTGCACCAATGAAAGCAGCACCTGCACCTGTAGTTGCGGCCTCTGCTGATGCAGAAGAAGATGACACCATGTCATACTTTGCTAAACTAGCTGCTGAGGAGTAAAGCGTTATAGCCCTATAGTTTAGATGGCCTAGAACGCTCCGTTCTCAACGGGGAAACTCCGGTTCGAATCCGGCTAGGGCTGCCATACAAGGGAGATCAGAAATGGTCTCCCTTTTTTTATGCTGCGGAATAAGCGTCTGCTCTAGATCCATTAGACACGGTGGGTCTAAGACTTCCACTGCCACTAGAGTAAGACGTTTGCGATGTCTGTTGTACTTTCTTATATGAGTTGTCGGGTGCGTTGATGATAGTGGTGGTGGTCATTTCACGACTAGCTATTGTAGCATCACCAATTCTCTCTCCTCTATCTACGTTAGTACCAGAACCATTATTTTTTAAGTCTTGGTTTCCAATAATGGTTTGAGATCCTTTAGCTGCTTCAACCATTCTTTCTACACCTTCACCACTGAGTGCTGCTGTGCCTTCACCTATTGTTTTAAATGCACCGCCAAGCTGCTTGAGAGGAACACTCTTCAATCCCCTTCCAAAATCCATTTCCGGTGTTGCACCAAACCATTCGTCGCCTTCTGGTTGAATACCACCTCGCCACATTTTAGTAAACAAAGGTATTGCATATGCTGAAGCTTTTGCAATCTCGTCTATATTGTCGATAAGATTGTCCATATCAGTCTCAGCTAGATCTCTTACACCAGCACCCATATCAGCAATAGCCGCACTAGCCACAGAGAAGTCGCCCAAGTTGCTATAGTCTACTCCCATAAGAGTGTTCAAAGCATCTGCTGTTTGCTCGAATACGTTCGGTCCTTCGTTATCACCAAAGAAACTACCTATTGCATCACTGACAGCACTTAAACCCTTCGCACCAAGCAACACCGCAATACCAGCGCCGACTGATGCTGCTGCAGGTAAGAAGTCTAACAGATTACCAAAGCCCTCAATGCTTGCTATAGCCTGCATTCCTTCGGCTGTATTAACTAATATATCTCGTAGCCCAGATCCATCTGCGCCTAATGCTCCTAGTAAACCGGTGGCTCCTATTACAGCCGTAAAGAATCCTGCTAACCCAGCGCCCAGCATTGGCAACCCCACCAAAGCAGCCGAACCAAATGCACTACCAAATGCGATAAGAGCGCCGAATGCTGCTAGTGATTGCCCACTAAACGCTCCCAGGCCTTCTCCTAGATTGATCATCATCGATTTTACCGAAGAACCATCGGCTCCCAGCAAAGACATACCTTTGTCGCCTAGTGCTATACCAGCAAAGAATGCACCTAGCCCAGCACCGAAGAATCCCATTTTCAGAGCCCCTTTCATACTGCCAAACTTCGCTCCAATTGCAGCGGCTACACCCATCTTAAGAAGACCTTCAGTAGGTGTCTCTGCGAATGCTTCACCAAGAGTGATCATATTCTTCTTGGTAGTCTGCATGTCGGCGCCAATCATCGCCTGTGCTTTATCACCAATTGCTAAACCAGCAAAGAATGCTCCGATACCTACACCAAGAGCGCCAAGCCCGACGGCTGCACCCGCAAGATTACCAAACGAAGAACCGAACGAAGAACCAAGCGCATCTTTAAATGAGCTGCCTTTCTTTTTCTTTCCTGCGGGTGCACCGTCATCTGCACCTGGAGCCTCGCCACCTTCGCCTTGAGTCTCAGCATCGTCCAAGGCTCTTTGAGTAGCATCAGCCCGAAGCTGCTCTTGAAACGCAGTCATGTTATCGGACTGTAAGTCCAGATATTCTGTCTGGAGTTCTAGTTCTTCAACAACGTTTGATAATGTGGTCTTAGCCATTTTTCTCTCTTGCCTGTTTTTCTTCTTCTAGAGCGTCCATTAGCATAATAAGTTGAATCTCGCGTTCCCAAGGAAGCATGTTATCTAATTCTGTTAAACTGTATTTATGATGCCTCTGCAATAAAAAGTTAGTTTTATAGTGATTAACTAACTCTTCGTGGGAGAGGCATACTAAAAAAAATTCTGGATTCCTTTTACTTCGATCTCGTTATGTTCACCGCAAGCACTACAATCAAAAACTATTGTATGCTCAATCTGAGGCATTGATCTGACGAAATCACTCAACAATACAAACTGTGTACTGGTCATACTTTCTAGAAAGGCGTATATAGCTTCTTTTGGCTCATCTGAAATATCAATCCTTTCACCGTTTGAGATGACTGCACTAATACAAGACGACATAATATTAAATGCTATCTCTGCTTGGTCGTCTGTTTCTTCGCTCTGATCCTCTTGAAATCCAGGCCATTGCATCTCAACACTGACGGTTTCAGAAATTTCAATGATCTTCTCTACGTCATGAACAGGGCACTCAATCTTATCAAGATCTATCGTGGTTTCGTTTTTTTGTTTACATTCTGAACAAGGCATCTGCAAGGTAACTTTTTCGCCAACAGATTTAGCGCGAATCTTAATAAAAAGATATTCAAGGTCAAAAGTGGTGAGTTTATTAATCTGGGCTTTACCATCAGTACACGCGACTATCGTGTTGGTAATAGCAGTCATCATTTCAGTAGGATCACCACTCTCGTTTGCTAGAAGAAGAATCTTTTCTTCTTTTACGAGATATGGGCGATACTTTAGTTTTTTACCAGTTGAAGGGACTTTCAGTTCGTACTTAGGTACGTCATTCAAGATAGGTAGTGCCATTATTACAACTCCATTATATTATAAAGGTTTTCCGTTTACAAAGATTGATGATTTCTGTTTACCATTTTCTACTTTTTCACCTTTCCAGTTTTTGTATTCAAACTCTACTGTGATGGTGGTAATGTCATCGCCGCCGTCTTGCAATTCAGTTGATGTCACTGACTTAGGAAAGGCGCGATCAATTGACCAATGATAATTAGCGATAGCTTTATTGCCAATATCAATGTCAAGATCGAAGCTCAGATTGATAGGACCAAGTTTCTTTTCAAATTGCTTATTGAATAGAGGATAACTTTGCCCGCGCTCTAGCTGATAGATGTGAATTGGTTTGGTGTACTGATCAGGATATCTAGCACTAAAACTGTTCTCTGCTTCTGAATATTCTGGAAGAATAAACTGTTGCCAGCTTTCAAAGTATTCTCGTACTTTCTGATCATTCAATACACGGAACGTGGCTGATAGAGGTGTTATGGCGTAACCATGTACAACCTCTTGCGTCTGATTACCTAAGGTTCTCTGTACAGAGGACATCTGTCTTGAAGGTAATGATATCTGCGAACACAATAATCCAAGATCGTAAGCATTAATGCCTTTAATAGTAGGAAACTTGACAAAGAACAAATTGCCCTTAGTGAATCCTCCGCCTGAGTTGACCGCAGATTTAAACTCATCTATTGAACCTAGCTTAAGCATTTATCTTATTCCTTGAATCTTTGTATACTTGGCTCTTGTTACCGTTCCATTGTGCTGTTGGTAAAAACGTGGCAATTTCCCATTCGGGTGCTGGTACAACAGCAAATTGGCCTTCTACCTGACTTGTCAAATAGTGTTTGAAGCAGGGCTTAAAGTATTTCATTTTAGCTGCACGATTTAAATATGAATATTTAACATTAAACTTAGTGTTTTCATTATATCTTTTGTCAGTGGTAATATCCATTAGCCCATCAAGAAATTTAGCTCTCAACGGTATTGGTAAGTAATGTAGATTAAGCCCATAAAAGCCTTTCTCTGCTGGACCTACAATGATAACTAAAGGAAACGAATCCCAATACGGCAGTGTGTCTTTGTTCTTGGCATCATAGAAATACATAGCCATTGAACCTGGTATCGCAGAAGATGTCATTTGAATCTCATCTTCTCGCATTAAACTGCGCCTATTTACGCGCATTCGTTGCACTTTCTTGCGGAACCAATCACGCGACTGTTTAGTGCGCGGGTTGATACCAGCACGAAAGGCTTCTTGTTCTACTGTTTGAAATAATCCCATGAATCTATTTAGTCTTTTTCCTAGTAAAAGGTTTCATTTTTTTAAGTGGCTTCAACGCTTTAGGCATAATGCCCTTATTTCTTAATTCGATCTCTGTCCATATCTCAAACTTCCAACCGCGATCTTTTGCATATTCCTGTGCTGCTTCCCACTTGTTCATGTTCTTAACATATGTTAATGCTTCTGTCATATATTTCTTGTTGCGAACATTGACTTTCTTAGGCGCTGTGGTTTCTTTGTTTGGCTTCACTTCTATCAACGTAGTACTGCCGTCTTTCCATGTCACCTTGAAGTCCATAAAGTAACGATGGTACTTGTTATCAACATCATACATGTATGGTATCACAGTCTCTTCGCTCGACCATGATTTAATATCATTTGATTCGTCAAAGTATTTCATACAATGGCGCTCCCACATTGAGCGATATACGACCGCTGTAGGATCTCCTGCGTATTTCTTAGGGTTTTTGGGTTTATATCTACCAGAGTATGCCATCAAATCACTATAAATAACCTTATTAAAACCTATTTAGAGTAATAGAAATGGCAGAATCCAAAGATAATCCATCTGCACTGGATAGAATTACAGCAGTTGGCAGAGCAATTACAGGAGTACCCGAATTAGAGCCTAACACCAAAGATGAAGAGGTTGTTATTGCTCAAGAAACTGCTAATGACGATGAGAATCCTACACCAGAACAGCCGACTCAAGATCAGACGGATGCGAATAGAAATTTTAAGTTTCCTTTAAGCATTGGCTCTGAATATCCTGCAAGAATTATCTTTCGTGTTATAAAGATAGAAGGTGAAGATGTTCTTGCGAAACTGGGTATAGACAAAGCCATAGAGTCTGTTGATGCTGCTTTCGATTTTTTAGGTTTAACCGAAAGCAAAGCCGATGAAACTGTAGACGGAGAAACCAAAAAAGAAATTATTGAAGACAGCAATAAGAAACAGAAAGAGCTTGTCAGCTATCAAAACAACACTGGTGGCGAAACCTTAGGAACAATCACACTTCCTTTACAGAAAGCTTTGAATTACTCGGACGCCGCTCAATATGATACAGTAGATCTTGGTGTACTCGGGGCTATAAGTGAAGACGGTTTGCAAGGGCGAAATGCTTTAGCGGGTATGTCTAATGCTGATGGAAGTCTTCAACAAGCGATAGGCGGATTAGGTGCTCAATTGTTAGCTAAGAATGCGACCGGTCTTTTGGGCGCGGGCGCAGGTTTGTTGACTGGCGGCGGAGTTGGTGGTGCCGGAGTTGGCGCCATACTCGGTGGTGCCCTCGATACTGGCTTGGGCGGTGCTGTCGGTGGCGCTACGCGAATAGCGTCTGCTCCTAATGCGAGATCTTTGTTTAAAAGCGTTG